TGTTGTAATCAGGATTAGATACGACCTTCACGCCGTCTTGTTCGTAGTTCGGAACGGCAACTTCGCCAGATGCCGAAGCGGTATAGCCGTTCACGGTGCGAACCGCATTTTTGCCGCCTACGGTGGCGTTTCCTTTAACTGTGAAAGAGCCGCCGACCGAGGCGTCGTCAGAAAAGTTGGCGCTTGCGGCTTCAACATCTTCCAGTGTCGATTTTCCTGAGACGTTAAGCGTTCCCTTAAGCGTAGAAGCACCAACCGCAGTCAACGTCCCGCCAATCGAAGCATTGCCGGTCGTCGTAATAGTAGTACCCGAGATGTCCGCGGCGCTCACATCCTTCAACGTCGACTTCCCCGCAACATTCAAAGTGCTCTTGAACGCAGCCGCACCAAACGCAGACAAGGTGCCTTCAACAACAGGGTTCTTCTTCGGCAGGAATGTCTCAGCCGCATAAGCCTTTGTTGCGAAATCCGAGGTGTCAGGGGCAGGGCCAGTGTCACCACGCGGGCCCTGAATACGGCCTACGTTCTTCCATGCAGTGCCAAGCCACGTGTACAGATCACCGTCGATCATGTACCCTTCGCCGATGTCGCCAATCGGATGCAGAGTGACAAGTTCGTCGTAGTCCGTGCAAGTGCCAAGAATGCGCAAAGGCTCACCCGTATTGCCGCGGGGGATGCCGAACTGCAACTCGACCTGCTCCGCCGTACCAGACTTGGAAACCCATGCCTGCTCGCCCGGATCAAGCGTTACGACACGGACAATGATGTCAGGGGTAATGCCGTCCGTACCTCGCGGACCGTCAGCACCTTGCGGACCAGTATCGCCTTGCGGACCAACGGCACCCTGCTCACCCTTATCACCCTTGTCCCCCTTCTCGCCGATTTCCAGCCAGAAGGTCGATTGGCCCGACTGAGGGGCTGTGCCAGCGGGGGCGGCGGCCACACATTCCCAAACGCTCCCCTCGAATTTCACACGGTCGAGAACCTTGTAGTCCTTTGCTGAGTTGTACTCCCCTTGGTATACGGGACGGACTCGACCAATCTTAATCGTCGCCACAGCTCACCTCCAGCTCGCCTTCGCTATTGATAACGTATGCTTCCTGCGGAACTTCGCCCGCGTAGTTCAAAACCAAATCGCCGCTACTGCTCACAGCGAATTGGATAAATGTTGCACTCAGTGCCGTCGTAATGTCTCCCGGATCACCCTTGGGGCCTGCCGGACCGGGCTCACCGCGCTCTCCACGCTCGCCTTGCGGACCGACTGGGCCAGTCTCGCCCTGCGGGCCAGCCACACCTTGAGGTCCCTGAGCACCCTGAAGACCTTCGGGGCCGCGCTCGCCTCTGGGTCCGGTAGGACCTTGAACGCCCGGAACACCCGGATCGCCCTTATCGCCCTTTTCTCCAAGATTGCCTTGAGGGCCTTGCGGGCCGTCAAAGCCACGAGGGCCCTGTTCGCCCTGAGGCCCCTGAGGCCCCTGAGGCCCCGTAGCTCCAGTCGCGCCTTTAGGCCCCTGAGCGCCAGTAGCGCCTTTAGGACCGACAGCGCCTGTGTCGCCTTTGGGCCCCTTTATTACGCCGCCAGTTACCCAGTCGCCTTTATTCGCCGACTTTTTGTAGTAAATCGTCAGAGTTTGTGCGTCAAGGTATACGAACCCCGTACCTCGCGTGTCGTACTTCGAACGATCCGCGAGTGTACCGACTGCATCAGGCTTAAAAGAGTCCCCTTTCGGGCCGACAGGACCAACAGGACCGGGAATACCCTGCGGGCCTCTATCCCCGCGTTCGCCTTGAATGCCCTGCGGACCGATTTCGCCCTGCGGACCTCGGGGGCCGACTTCGCCGCGGGCACCCTGAATGCCGGGCAAGCCGACGACGGCCACGCCGCCGTACAGGTTGTCGCATCCACAGCCACAATTGCTTATCCCGCTCACCTCGTCACCTCCGGACGGAAATAAACCTCACCCTCGGCGACGCGATACTGCAGGTCGTCCATGCTGATGATGAGCAGGTCGTAGACTGCACGCGTGAATTTGTACGTCACCGTCACATCGGCAGGAAAGCGGACGGTCACGGTGCCGCCCTGAATTTCCAACCTGCCGTTCTCCGTCGTGAGCTCGTCGTAGGCACGCTTGCTGCCGTGGAACGGGCGAAGCATCATCTTCGCCGTGTAGCCGCGCAGGTCCACACAACCGCCTGTGGCGTCGTGGATTTCAAACGTGTAAATCGTGTCGCTCGCCTTGTCAACGACGGGATTGACAGGCACCGGACGGATATTTAATTTTACAACCTCAGCCATCAGCACTTCCCCGATGCGTTGATTCGGCGCATGATGTCGTTCACCTTTTCGATGACTTCTTCCAGCGTCGCGTCCTTTTGCAAGCCCTTGAGCTCACGAATGCCTGATCGCGCACCCGTAATCATCTCAAGGCACTGCTTGACGGGCTCAAAAAATCGGGAGAGCCCTGCAGGCAAACCTGCCGTTGTCACAACGGGCTTTCTCGGTTCAACCATGCTTCCTCCTTAATTGGGGCTGCTCAACTCGCGCATAGTCGTCGACATGGCGAACGAGCGAACAAACATCGTCCCTGAGAACCGCACCTCCCACGTGTAGGCTTTCACCGCCGGTATGCGGCATGCTTGAATCTCAGTAAACGTTTTCGAGTAAATGTCCCTGCCATCCGCAGTCAGCGTCACCGTTACGTAGCGGAAGTCCGCCCGCACAGGCAGCGTGCGCATCAACGAGCCGTTGACCTCGAACGTGTTGAGCGTCACGGCATTGAACTCGCCAAGCAGGCTCTTGCCCGCCTGCTGCTCCCAAATCGTGCGGTTATACGCCAGCGCTTGGTCGCGGTACGCCTCCCACGCCTTGACGTCTTCGTTCGCTCCGAAGTCGGCATCGAGCTTCATTGCACTGAACGACGTCCAAAACGGGTTCACGAAGCGCTTGGACTGCCACTCGTAGAGCTCGCGGTTGATTGGGTCAGCGTCCATCTGGTAGATGTAGTTGTCCTCCTCGTTGAGGCAGAACAGACGCCCCGTACCTCGCTCCACGTGCATAGCCGTCGGCGTGAACGAGTACTCCACGAGCGCAGGCTGGTCCCCGCGGCTGAACACGAGCATGAAGTTCTTCCCAGCCTTGCGGTAGGAGTCCATGTACAAGTTGTTGTACATGGCAGCCGTCATCGTCGTGGGGTTGTACTCCTGCCACTCGTCCTGCGTGATGATCTCGCGTGTGAATACGTCCATCTGGCCGCCCGCAATGGCAACCAAGCCGTAGGGTGACGCGTAGATGACGCCGTACTGGTCGTAGGCGATGGAGCGCTTAGCGACGCAGGGCTGCATCATCGGCTGCTTTTCCTGTGCCATCGACGACGGATGCGTGCCGGAGATCGTGTACGGCTGGCGAGTCGTCGCCACCACAAGCGTATTGCCATAGACGCCCAAACCGACGATGGGGCTGTCCGTCGTCAGCATGTAGACAGACGGCCACGCATGCGGCAGATACGGCTCAGAGAACCACACTTCGTTGTGCACGAAGCCCGCCAAGAAACCGTTCGGCATGGCGACGAGGCCCTTCAAGCCCTTGGGCGGCTCGTTGTAGTAAAGGCTGTCGAGCTCTTTGCCGAGATCGACCACGCTCGCCCTGTCCGTGTACGTACTGTTTGACCAGCGCACGGCGTTGAGCGACGTGCCACTCGCAGGGAACTTGTGATCCTTGAGCGGGAGCTCGTCCACGAGCTTGTAGATGACGCTTGATGCACCCATGACGGCGCGGTACAGACGAATGCGCGTCACGTTCAGGTGGTCGGTCGGCGGGTCAATGAAGCCACTGATTTCCACGCTTCCGCCCGCCACGTCGCACGTCACTTCGGCGGCTTCGCTCGGTGCGGACTCCTCCACCACGTCACCGAACTCGGAGACGTAGGTGTATGCGTAAACTCGGTTCTCTGTGTTGTCCGCCGAGTACTCCTCATAGGGCTTGTCAGGGTACTTATCCTGCCACTCCTCCTTGTCGTTCGGTACGCGATTGGCCTTGAGCGTTGGTTTTCCGTCAGGGTACGGAGTGCCAAGGTAGTACCAGTTGCGCGGAGCAATGCCGTCACCCTCTGAGGCGAGCTTCCAGTTCGTTTTCTTGCAGACACCACCTTCGGAGTAGTAAATGCGGAACTCCTCTTGGTCTGCGACGGGACCGTAGCAGACGTCGGTATCGTCCACCCATTCACACCAGAGGGTCTCGCCGCCTGTCCCCTCCATCTTGAAGATGGACTTGACACCCTTCTGGAGAACGGGCTGCACCTTGACGGGCTTGCGCCACGGGCGAATCTCCCCGGACTGGAGCTTCACGTTCCTCGCCACCTGACTGGCATTGTCCGGCAGGAGCGAGTCGCTCATGCGGGGCAGAATCCCCGTGAAGTTACTGAGCAGAATCGTTGACAATCTTCACTCCTTCGTAGGAACGGACGCAGGATTCGAGGGCCTGCTGCTTTCTTCCAAGCTCCGCAGTACATCTTGCCGCAATATCGAAAGCTCGGTCCGAAAATCCGACGAATGCTTTGCTTCGTCGACAACAATCTTCGGCAGTGGTGGAATCGAGTTCGGCTTGCAGACTAGCGAGCTTGTCGTGCAGCCCGTCACGCTGAGCAAGCAAAGCGCGATTAGCGCGCTCCAACTCAGAAAACTTCTCGCTCGCAACTTCCCTTTCCTTCTCCAGCAGGGCAAACAACGACAGATAGGACTGCTCCGCCTTGGCGGACTCACTCAGCAGTTGCGCCGTCAGGTTCACTGCCTCCGTCCGGTAGTGGTTCGCCAAGCTCAACGCAAAGATCGCCACCAAAACAGAGGTGCCCGTCAGCACCCACAGAAGTTTTCCCGCCACGGAAGACGTAAAGCTCTTGAGCACGCCGGTTCTCCAATCCTTTCTGCCGCTTGCCTTTAAAGTAGACCCACCGCATCCACTGCTCGTGAACACAATCGAAGTCCTTCAAGTTCAGGCACCGAAGCAGCGTCGACTGCCTGAACGCTTGATTGCCGATGTTGTACACCAGACTCACAAGCGCATCGAACTGATGCTGCTCAAGGTCGATGGTGACATACCGCTCGACAGTCCGCTCGGAAAGGCGCGTATCCTTCTTGAGCAGAGAAAGCGCCTCACGCGGGGACACCTTGTCCCCCGGCTGGACATCCCCGGTGTGCCCGAAACCAATGGTCCAAGCGTCGCCGGGGAGTGGCTGATAAGCCATCTCACTGTAGCCCTCGTACCCTGCAATTGCCAACAGCCCCGCTGCCGACAACGTCATGGCCGCCTTCTTCAGCTTACTCATCGCCTGTCAACCTTGCCCTTTGAGATAAGGCCTTGAATCAGGCGGTCATGGTCATGCTCGAGCTGCTTGATGTTTTGGTCAAGCACGCTGATGTCTTCACGGGCGTCAATGACGGACGTGAGAAGCCAGCTTGCACCGGCGAGCACAACGGCCTGAATCAGCGTGACGAGTGTAGCCGTGAGGCCGATGCCTCCCCGGAGCTTGTTCAGATAGGCCGTGTTGTTAGTCTGCCGCAGCTCCAAGGCTTCAATGCGCTTGGTGCAGTCGGCGATCTTCTCCTCGTGGCCTACCTGACGGACCTTGACCTCTGTCACCAGCTTTTCCATAGCAATCAGTTTCGTCACAGCCGTCTTGATGTCGTCGACCGACTCCTTGATTGACTTCAGCTGCTCCTTGACTGCTGCCAGCTCGATTTGCGGATCCGTCCCCATAAACCAATACAACCTCTATACGGCGTCAAACCGTAGCCGAGGGTTGGCTCGTGGTTTCGGCCTCGGCAGCGGCAACCTTTTTGGCTCGCAATGCCCCACGCTTTTCCTCGAGGACACGCACACGCTCACTCAGGTCCTTCACTGCCTGCACAAGGATAGGAATAAGCTCCGCCGTATCGACATTGTGCATGCCGAGGCCGTCCACCCAGACCGCCTGCGGAAGCGTGCCAACGAGGCTCTGGCCCGTCACGCCGTAGCGGCGTCGGGACTCCGTGGCACCCATCGTCGTGTACACAACCACTTTGGCCTTACTGAGCGCCTCGAGGGCGTTCTCGACCGGCTCTTGGTTCAGCATGAAGCGGTCGTCCATCATTTGTACTGACATTTCAGCTCCTCAATTTCTCGTTTCAAATCCTTGATGGCCGCCAAGGCGACGGCAACCAAAGTCGCATAGTTCAAGCTCAGCCGACCATCATTGTCCTTGCCAACAGCTTCGGGGAGAACCCGCTCAACCTCCTGCGCAATCAGCCCGATGTCTTCTTCCATGGTCTCGTTCCACTTGAAGTAGACAGGCGTCAGCAGTTCAGCGATGCCCATTGCTTCGCCCTCGTCGAACGGGGCGATGCTGTTCTTCTCCCGAATGTCTGACGTCGAACGGAGCAACTGCCCCTTGATCGTCGCGTCTGCCGTGAAGTTGCCGCCGTACGTTCGCCCGGACTCCGTGTCCTTGTAGGACGAAAGCGTAAGGTCGCCACCCTGCACGGAGATGCCTGCACCGGTCTTGGACTTCACGACTATGCCTAACGCGCCCGACTCGGGGCTGACCGTCAAGGGCCCGGTCAAAGTGCCCCCCTTCAGCGGGAGGTACGTCTCTTCGGCGTCCTTGATCGTCAGGTAGTTCTCTTCGTGCGACTCGTCGCGGTCCTTCAGCGTCTTCTCAAGCTCCTCCTTGGTGACGTAGGTTTCCTTCACCTCGTTGATGAGCCTTTCAAGCGCGCTGTAATCCGCTTGGTCGGCTTCCTTCAGCTCCGTCTCAAGAGCATCGAGCTGCTTTTCCACCTCATCCTTGGAGGCCTTGTCATTGAACAGGGCCGCAACGGGACGAAGCTCCAAGCGAGAGCCTTCCTTGTAAGCCCGGGCTTCCGTTCCGTCAACGGCTCGAACCACCGTCAGTGTGTCGCCCGAACGAGCGACGCACTTGATGATTTCGATGTTGTTTTCACTGTCAACGAGTGTCGCGTAGAACCACGACACGTCCTCAACGGCATTCGGAAAGCGGTCACCCTGAGCACCGGAGAGCAGAATCTGCGTTGCTTCAGCCGTGATCGGGACGGACAATTCGCCCCAAGCGTTATTTGTTACCTGCACTGGCATCAAACAATCCTATTATAAAAGACTCGCCCCGTCGCCCGCGTGAAATCACGGGCAACATCCTGTCGAATTTCAGCCAACCCGGCGTTGTACTTGATCTCGTACTCGTCGGCCATGCGGACGTTCGTGTACGTCTGCCCTGCGATGCGGAAAATGCGGCTCAGCGCCCCGCACACAACCGTGTCGAGATAGTCCGAAAGGAACTGCTCGGGAATCTGTTGAGTGTCACGATCGACGGAAGCCGTCACCATCACGCGCACGTAGCGCTCGTCAACGGGCGCGGGCACAAGCGACAGCTCGCCGGGTTTCGTGAACGTGTAGAACTGAGGGTCGCCCGTCGTCAGCCGCCAGTCGCCACGACCGCTGCGCCGTGCAAGCTCGTCGAGCCGGATGGACCCGACCGCTACGCCGTCGCAATAGACGTGTCGAACGCTCTCGGAGCGAATGCCGGGAGCAAAACGCAGGTCATAGGTGGAATGCCCGGGCTGGGTCTTGAAGCACGTCTCCGTCGTCAAGCATCCCGTCTTCTGGCAGATATCGGCTACCGTCGCAGCAACCGCCTGACGCATGACGAACTCAGGACAGTTTTCAGCCTGCGGGATAATGAACGGCGCGAAACGCTTGATGTCTACGGTTTTCATTCAGTACCTCCGTTCGCGTTGACAACGCCGGGCATGAGGGCCGCATTGGGCGTCGTTTGGCCGCGCGCCTGAATGGCCGCCGTAAGCTCGCTGGAATACGCCTGAAAGTATTGCACGGCACTCTGCGCACCAGAAGAATAGTCAGACTCCTTGCTGAACGCACGATAGAGCACGTAGCTCACCAAGGCAGGCACAAACGTGTCGTCGAGCTCCAAGGGCTGAGTCTCCTCCGTAATCCGCGCGGGAATACCCATGTACACCGCCTCGACGAAACCGTAGCCGTCGTTGGGCGGGTAAACGAAAAACTCCTTCGGGAAACGGTCGTCGTAGACATAGTTCTCCACGAGCTGAGAGGGTGTCTCCATGTGCCATTGTGGCACCACCGCATCGAGCAGACTGCGCGTCACAAGCCGAACAGGCGTCAGCGGGACGCCGTCGGCGTCGAAGTTTCGCGTCACCGTAATGAGGGACCAGCCGTCCTCGGGGATCTTCTGATGTGTGCCCTCAACGAGTGCAAGCGTCTTCACCTTGGAGTACGCGCCCGGCGTGCGGGCGATGGCGATCTGCGCTTCGGAGAGCCATTCGAGCATTTCGGGCTTGGTCCAGCGCGTGTAATCGGGGTCCTGAAGCGTCAGAGCCGCACGCTCCATGATCTCCTTTGCTGCCGTCATTGTTGCCTCCATGAAAAAGGGGACAGGTTGCCCTGTCCCCTTCGGGGTTATTCGCCTTTATCAGGCGTCAGCGACAACCATCGGAACGAGGGCCTGACCCTGCGTAACCTGATTGCCCCAAACCTGCAGGCCACGCACCAGATTGCCGAAGTCATTCGGATTCTGGAGCGTTTCCATCTTCGTGATCTGGGATGCGAACGAGATGCCGCACTTGTGACCGGCGAAGATGAGGTGGCGGTTGACGGCGCTGGAGCTTTCCGTGGAATTGTCCCAAGCCTTACCCGCCTTGGCGCGCGGAAGCTGGTTGCTGAGGTAGATGGAGAAGCGGTCAATGGAACCGATTCGGCCATTACGCAGCACGGACTTCGGATCGCCCATAAACTGTGCCTGAGCCAGCGGGGACATCATGAGAATCTGACGTTCCTTCGGCGTGATGACCAGATAGCGGCCTTCTTCCGGCACATTGGCTTCATCCATCACCGTCGACATCATGGTGATGTAAGACAGGATGTTTTCAGCCGTAAGAGCAACACCGGCAGTGTCATCACCAAGGTTGTACGAGCCGGAAACGCAGCCGGCGTTCTTGCCCATGTTCTTGGTCCAGACAGCGTCCTTGCCGGATTCGGACTTCTTCCAAGCGCCATTCGCACCAAAGAAAGTGCTGTAGATGACGTCGCGGTCGATGTGAAGCTTCATCTGGGTCGAGGCGTCGTCCGTGAACATGTCCATCAGATTCGGCTTCGACTGGAATTCCATGATGCTGTTGACGTTGACACCGAAGTAACGGGCCTTGTCAATCTTCAGCGTAATGGTTTCCGGAGACGGAACTTCGTATTCCAGCTGCATGCCGACCTTGTATTCCTTGGTCGACAGCGTCGGAATGGTGTTGATGATGACCGTATCACCGAGGTTGGAGATTTCACCCTGCCAGTCGGTGTTGGCGATCTCGCCGAAGATGGTCGTGTTGTAGAACTTCTTCGCGAGCTTGCCGGACCAGAGGGTCGGGATGAAAGTGCCGGAATACGGCGGGTTCGGTGCGGCCGTGCTGTTAGACACGGCCCACTGCTGGTTGTTAATCGGCAGTACGGTAGCGGGCGTAATAGTCGCCATTCAAGTCTCCTTGTTTGACGCTACGCCCGTGGAGCTAAGGATCAGCCTGTAACGCGCCCGGTAGCGACAGCGTCAGCAATTTCTTTTTCGATCTTCTGAGCATCCTCGTCCGAGATCTGGTTTCGACGCCAAGCGTCGTAAAACGCTTGGATCTCTGCCTGCGACCATGCACGGGGCTCAGGTTGGACTTCGGCCGCACCCTTGGTGCGGGCGGGGCTTACTTGTCGAGCGAGAGGATTGCTGGAACGATGCGCGTCGTGGTACTCCTTGAAGATCGCACTGACTCTATGGGCATCCATGGCGTTGAAGGCGCGCTGAAGCGCTTCGTTGCGCTGGAATCCATAGATCGGATCAGCCTCTTCGAGCCAAGCAAGAAAGCCCGGTTCAGAGTTCTGGGACTCCCAATAAGGGGCCTCGTCAGTAAGAGTGCGATAAAACGCCTCTTCACGCTGAGCCGCATTAGCCTGCGCCTGACTACGCATCTGCTGTCGCAGTTGCTCGACCTGCCCCTTGAGGGAGGCAGCCTCAGCCGCAAACTTCGCAGACTCTTCTCGTGCACCGCGTCGGACAAGGTCAACCATGTCCTCGCCGTACGTTTCAGAATCTCGTTCGGTAATGTAGGTTTTCGCCTGTTCGTATCGAGCGACTTCACCTCGCAGACCGTTGTTCTCCTCCATCAGCTGCTGGATGCGAGACTCAAGGTCCTTCGTCTGCTGATGCAAGCGCGGAACTTCCGCGTTGTACTTGCCCTGCAGAGACGCATAACGATTGCGAAGCTTCTCGACGTTGTCGGCTTCAACCTGATCTTCTGGCTTGTTGTTCCCCACAGGCTCGGTAACTTGCGCGTTCGGGTCCTGAATAGACTTTTCCAAAACCTCTGCGTAGTCCGCCGCCTTTTGGACGGAAGAAGGCAATGCCATGTTCTTTTCTCCTTAGCTCCGACTTTACGGTCAGCTTTTGTGGCTCTTGGCCACGGTTTCCAAAATGTCCCTGATGGCCTTGCACTGGCCCTGCATGCGATAAATCACGGCCATGTCCGTGCTCGACTGCAGGGTTTCAGTTCGCTCCATCAAGAGTTTTTTGAGAAACTGAATCATCGGCTTGAATTCCTCGGTTCCGAGTCGGTGAAAGCACGCCCTAAGGCGGGCTTTCTGCTCCGGAGTTTCGAGGCCAAACCTACTGCCTACAGTATACTCACATTCATACATAGTCTATACAGCTCTTTGCTGTCAATTCACCTGATTGGGCAATTTTGCAGCCTTCGTATTGATCTGCGGGCTCCCATCTTCAAGTCGGCGCTTGTCCGTCTGGTTGTCGGGGGCAGCAGGGCTCCCACCGGCCTGCGGCTGGCCCTGCATCTGCTGCAGCTGTGCCATCTGCATCTGCTGCATCTGCATTAGCTGCTGTTCGGCCATTTTGGCTTTCATGACAGCAGGGGGCGGAACAATGCTGTCCGCGTCGAAGCCCATCTGCTTGATGGTTTCGCGGAGCATGACCGCGATGCCCTCGGGGCCAATCAGCTGCGTAAGAACAGGGTTCGTGCACACGATGTTGAGGAACTCGTTCTGACGCTGCTGCTGTTGCTGCTTCATAACAAGCGCAGACGCGCCTTCGGCTTGGATCGACACGTCACCCTTAAGTTCAGGGTCATCCAAGTACATCATGTTGTAAAAGTACAAGCGCTCAATCGCGGGCTTGAGAATGCGGTCCACAGACGCCACCACGTTCTTGATCGACTTGCCCGCGTTGGACATCAGCATCGACATGCCGGAGGCTGTGCGGCCTGCGCCACCGACGTTGGCGTCACCCGTCATGTAGCGCGGGATGCCAGTGTACTCGTCGGCAAGTGTAGCGAACTTCTCATAGATCCCCATGAGCTCTGCGGCGTTCGACTGCGGCTGGAAGAAACTGATCGGCTGAACCGTCGCGCCACCCGTGCCGTTGTCCTTGAACTGCCAGATCTTCCACGGATACATCTGGGTGAGATCCTCACCCACAGGGAGGCGGGACACGTCGTAGGCAACCTGCGGACCGGATGCGAGGCTCATGTTGTTCACAAGGGCTCTAGCCGCGGCGTTGCACACTGCCTGCGTGTCGGCGCAGAGCTCCGGAATGGATTTTCCCCAGAAAGCGCCCGGAATGTTCTCCCACGACGTCTTGTAGTACGGCTTGCGGTGCAACGGATCCGGATTGATGGTCAGCTTGATGACCCAACGGCCGATAAGCCACGCCTCGATGTGGTACTCGGCGAGCGGATCTTCGATTTCAGACTCGTCAACGCCCCAGTCGAGTAGCATCTTGCCCTGCACGGAGCCCCAGAACTGAAGCGCGTCAATGAGCTCCGAGGGGTTCGTCAGCGTCATAAGTGACTTGCCCTCAGCTTGCGCGCGCTCGGAATCTACATACAGCCACTCATGCAGACCACCCTTGCCATACTCGCCAAGTACGGCATTGATGGCAGGCGTGCTGTACCCCTCAACGTCCCTCAGACCAACAAGGTCGGCTCGCGACAGACGGTGGCGCTCGATAAGGTAGCCGTCATCAATGCACGTCGCATCAGGCGCAGGGTAAAGGTCGAACGGGTCGACACGCTCCCACTCAAGGCGGAAGGCATCCTCCGTGTCTACGTCCGTCTTGCCGTCGCCACCGTACTTCCACTTCAGCTGCGGACGCACACGCACCACAGGGCCCTTCAGGATGGCCGCAGGGAACGTCACGAGGTCGTCAATGAAGGCATCCATAGCCTCTTCGAAGCCGCCCTCCGTGAGCTGGTCCTTCATCTTCTCCGTCATGCGTTGGGCACGGGTCTTCGCAATCTCCTGCACCTTCGCAAACGCCTGATCGCGCACGGCAAGCATAAACTCACGAACTTCGGCGTCGGACGGGAAGATGCCCATCGCCATCGCCTTCTGAATCTCCTGCTCGGCCAAACCCACAATGGACGACTTCGTCGTCTCGTCAATGTCAGCCACGGGCGTCGGAGCGGCAGACCACGGCATGCCGCCGAGTGCCTCACGCAGCCAAGCAGCCGCGGAGCGACACTTGTTGCTAGTAAGCAACATGTAGACCACTGCGGAACCCTGCTCCTGCAGCGTAGCCAGCATATCGGCATCGTACTCGCCACGGCGCTGTCGAAGGTTCTTGAGCATCTGCTTCTCAACCTTCTGCTCCTTCGAGGAACGCGCCTCGTTCCAGCACCGACGGATATGGCCTGCGATACCCGTAATGATCGGCTTCTCGGCCTCCTTTGCAGCGGCAGCGCGCTCATCCTCCAACTGTTGGGACAGAGAGCGCATCTCCATGATGCCCCCCACGCTCACAACGCCGGGCACCTGCCCGCGCAGGGGGATCGCCTGCCCGTTCGGGCGAGCGTACGCCACCGGTTGAGCCTCAATAACAGCTACGTCCATCTACTCCTCACTTAAACGCCTACAAATAGCGGAACGCCACCTTCCGCACCGGAACAGCCTTGTCCGCAAACTGCTGGTTGTAGATGCCGCTCGTGTCCGTGTGCAGGCAGAGATACTGCAGGGCGTCGCAGATATCGGACCAAGGGTGAGTCTTGTCGGGCTTATCCTCAGTATTGCCGTCCGTCTTGCGCCTGTAGCGGTACTTGCCCGCGAGCGCAGCAATCAGCGAGGGGCAACGCTCACCGTCGATCAGCATCCAAGGCTCGCCGTCGATTACGCGGGTCAAGTTCGCATCGACAGCAGAGATTCGAGCCTGAATCGAGTTCGTCGACGCAGTGCGTACCGACAGTCCCTCGGATCGAATGATGTCCAACACCGTGCGCTCATCCGTCGGAGCCCTCGCATTCGCCGCCGGGTCGATGACCACGACGACGGGTTGCCCCGGAAAACGACTTGCGAGGATCGGCTTGATCTTCTCGCGGACGAACTTCGTCGCCCCCGTACCCGTTGCATACGCCTCGTCGAGCACCAAAAGGCGACCCTTGTAGTCCACTTGACCAAAGACAGCCGCCGGGTGCAGAGCCGCATCCATACCAATAATAATCGGATTGTTTGTGCTCTTAATATACCTCAACGGGTCTTTTGAAACGTGCAAATCGCGTGCGAAACTGCGGAAAACCGGCTGGCCGGCGAGGCTCTTGCCGAATTTGGAGTGGATGTAGACGTCGATCCAGTCCTGATCCTTGCCCTCTGCGAGGTTGTCGTAGTAGCCGGCGGGCAAAAACTCGATCCAGTCAGCCTTCGGAGACAGCCCCGAGGGCTGAATCGTCACGTGGCAGTTATTGGGCGGAGTACTCAAGAACTCCTCCCAGTATGTTTCCATATCGGGAGGGTTGGAGGCACCCCACAAGTGGGCATTAGACTTACCATCCTCCGTCACACACCCACCAATAGGAAGTCCGTTGTCATCGTTCCCCCACTCAGGACGCGGCTTCACCATCATCTTGTTCGGATATCGGCCAAGACGCCCCTGAATGGTCTTGAAAATCTCGGGGTTGATCTCTCGAAACTCGTCAAGAATGGCAAAGCTCACCTGCAAGGACAGCAATCGGCGCACGTCGCGGGCGTCGTCCAACCCGCGGAACAGCACTTCACACTCGACGTCATCAAATTTCAGCATGAACACATTGTCGGTCTTAGCGTAAGTGCCTGCTACACCATCAGGGAACCACGACAAAAAGTCGGGGATTGATGTGTCCCGCAGCTGTTCTCGCGTGTTTCGTACAAACACCGCTCTGGACCTCCGAATGCCGTCCTCGCAGGGAGCCATTTTCTTTGCGTGGTAGGCGATTTTCATGATCGCCGCAGTGGTCTTCGTCGAGTTCCCGGTGACGAAGATGCAACCGTTTCGACGAAGAATCAAATATGTCGAGGCCACGCTGAAGCAATATTTGTACCCGTCAGGGGACGGAACAACAGTACAATTACGCGCCTTCCCGCCGCCCTTCAACTGCCCGGCGATGCCAATATGCCTGACTCCGCGCTTGGTGCTGCAGACGCGATACACACCGAGATTATTTAGCACACACGACGTCTTGCCGTAGTGGGTCGCCATGGCGTACTGCGCAAAGTCAGCGGATGCCTTGACCTTCGTGTTGTAGATGGGAAGCCCTTTTCCCGTGTAACCGCCATCCCAACGGGGCAGCTCCTCAGCAATGACTGCCAGCTGATGGGCATTGGCCGCCCACCACTTTGCGCCAAACGCCTTGTCGGCAATCTTCGGCCGGAAGTAATACCGCGTGAACTCAGGCGTAGGGCTCTTGTGAATCGTATACGCCGTGCCCGTAGACTTAAGGAGAGCCTCCAAGCGGTCCTTCTTGTACTGCTTCTTGACGTTAACGACAATAGCTCCCGTATGGCATACGGAGCCGTCAGCGCAAACTGCAACGCCCAGTCGAATCTCATCGTCCGTATAGGGCATGCCGCCCCTATCAGGGGCCCCAAAGGCAACAGGCATGCGGATCATGTCCGCACCGTTGCGCCAATGCCACTCAGCGACCTCAGCGGCAGTCTTCTCGTGATACTTATCGCCCTTTCGACGAAGCTGATACACCATGCGGTGCTCACCGGACAGCATCTGGTCCAGCCCGTACCCGTGGTGAAAGTGATAAAACTCCTTGCACGGCAACTTGATGTACTCAAGTGGCTCCACAAACTCCGCCTGCTCAGTGTCTTTGTTCCACTGAGCGACCAAATCCCCGTCCTGATAATCGCTGATTGCCTTCCAGCCCGTCGGAGTAAGGAACTCCGTGTTCGCGTCGACACAGCCAATAGGCCCCACAACAAGGGATACGAACTTCTCACTTGTGAAAAACGGTACAAGCGACTTGGGTGGCACATAGGTTACCTGAGCCATTCGCACTCCCCGTCTTCGATCTCCGCACGGATGGACTTCCATCCGTCAAAATTCCTCACGCGCTTGCCGTCGTAGCTCGCTACGTGCTCAAACGGACTCATGTGGCCGGCCTTGAGCCAGTCATGGACGCGGTTCTGGTCATCGTCGAACGACGTTTCCTTGCCGTCCGAGCGCATGATGCACACGCGCCCGCACGCCGCAATGTTGCGCACGATCTGATCGTGGCGATCCGTCTCAACAAAGAAGTCCCTGTACGGAAGGTGCACCTTGTCCTCGCGCACTACGGCTTTCTCCATCGCAGCCTTCATAGCCCTCGCGAGGTTCAGCATCTCGGGCTGAGCGTCCTTTGCAAGGCGGAGCTTGAAGAACGGCTTGATGTCCGTCGCTGTCACGAGGGTGCGGATGCGGAGCCACGGCTCAAGTGCACGGTTGAGCACCTGCTTGTGAATGCCGTATTTGTCCTGCATCTCAGACACCCAGTCGGCCACCTTCGCGCCCATGTTGCGCCACTCAGCCTCAAACTCCCGCTTGCGCGCTGGGGAAAGCTCACGCCCGGCCACCATGCCCGCCTGATTTAGCCCCACATGGTCGAAAAACGCAGGGGTGTTGTACACCTCGTCCAGCGTCACCTTGAGCGGCGTGGCACGCGAAGAGGACGCATTGCGGCTGAAGGCCCGGTGGGTCAAGAGTTCCGGATGAATATAGCGAGGATACATCAGCTCCCACGTCACAATCGTCTTGCCCTTGTGCTTCGTCCTCGCAAGGCACGTAGCGGTGCACTGGCCCACCGTCGTGGTCGACCCGTTAGTCGTAAACAGCATTTTTCGTCTCCATCTTGCTTTCCTGCTCTTCAACCCAGAGCTTCGCCGTGTAGTTGGCGGAGCGCCACCGCGCTTCAGGCGTCCGAAGCCACTTGGCGCGCTCGTAGATCCACAGCGCCATGATGTAGCGCGCATCGAGCTTGTGAGTCAGGAGCCACAGCCCCACGGCGTTCATGAGACCCGCCCCCAACTTATCGCCATGCACCACCATGCTCACGTAGCTCTGAGACACTCCAAGTGCTCTGGAGAAGGTCCTGTATGTCACATCCACCTTGGCCAGCTCGCGCTTGAGTGCCTTAGCCAGCGTGTCATTCGGCACCATCGCCTCCTCCGAACTTCAGCTCCATGGGCTCGAGCTCCTTCACCTCCTCGGCCTCCACTACCTCCACCCTCTTCTCTTCGGGCGGCGGAGCGGTCGGGATGTTGATCGTGATTGAGAAGCCCGGCCCTGCGTTCACCTGAGCACTTGCCTTGGGCTCAAGCTCCCCCACACGCGTGAGAAGCTGGAGCGCAGCAGCCTTGTCTTTCACGGGTGTGTCGGCGTCCATGGCGTGCTTGTACATGTTGTCCATAAGGCTGTCAGCCATCACCGCAGCCTTGAGGCGGAAGGTCTGCCCTGAACGCTCCATCTCGCCGCGCACTTTGGTGACGGCGGCTTGGAAGTCCTCGCGATCCTTGACCTCGTCCCACTCAGCCTCGTCAAACCCATACCGCTTGGCGATGTCCTTGCCGTCTTCAAGGCCCGTGGCGACCTCGCGGATCATATCAGGCTTGATGGTCAGGTACTTCCTAGCGGTCAGCGCCATGCTGCACCTCCACCGGCGTGTCGACGCCAGCCATGCGCTCAATGACATTGCCACTCGGCACGAACATGACGATAAGCAAGCTCACAATGAACACGATGGACCATAGCTTGAACACTCCCTTCGCCTTGGCGGCAACCTCATGGAACGTCAGGTCGTTGATCGCCGCATGCAGACACACGACGCCCGCAATGAACAAACACCACGCAAAGCCCAGCGTCGCAATCGTGCAGATCGCTGTACACACGTCTGCCAGATAAATCATCCAAGCGCTCATTTCTTCTTCCTCTCGCTCTCAATACGCCGCATGATGGCCTTGGCGAAGCTCATGATGAGCTCTGCGTCCGTCCACATGGCGTTGGGGTCACGCTCATAGAGCCCGCACTTGGCAAGCTCCTCAATACGCTTGAACTTGTCCTGAATAGTCTGCTCACTCATTCTCGGCGTCCACAAAGAAATTGCGGGAGAACACGGGCATCGGCGGCATCAGCGGCGGAGCAGGCGGGATGTCAGCATCCGGCCACTCTTTGACACGGATCTTCTCGAGCTCGCGCCGGTACCACTTGAGATAGAAATCAATCCCCGCCTCATTGAGCTTCAGAAACCTGTTCACGCCTTTAAACCCACCAGCGGTCGTGATGTCGTACGAGTTGTCGCAGACCCTGTGGTACCCCACGATGCCGCAGTCGCCGATGTAGTACACGCAGCCCTCGGCGTCGCAGGCACAGAGCCCCGGCTCGATGCCAAGCTCGTCAGCCGCCAACTTCCCAAACTCCTTCAAGTACTTGTCAATCGCTCGGCGGATCAGGTAGTTGTAGGAACACCCAATGCGGTCTGCTTGTGCCTTCAGGCGATCAAGCTTCTGGGCGGACACGCGCACATTGATCTTCACAAAATCAGCAGCCATCAGCAAAACAGCCTTTCAAACATGTCATCCACCTCCCTGCGGGCACGGGCAGCCCTGAGGACCTTCTCAGCGACGGAGGGTTCAGGGGGCTCGTCTTCAGCGGGTGCGCAAGGCTCGTTGTTCTGATTCTCCACGCGGTCAAGAACACGGCGGAACTCGTCTCCAAGCGGATTGCCAGCCTTGTAGAGGGCCACCATGCACTCTCGCACCTGCTCTTGCGTCAGCGTCACGCGAACATTTTTCATCGCAATCTCCAAAAAGAAAAACCCCTTGGGGAACTCCACCGGATCGCACGTTAAATGGCTCACAACCGTGCGACTCAAGCCTCCGCTAGTGAAGTTCCCCAAGGGGTTGAAAGGTTGCGCCTGCCCGAGGGATCGTGTCTCGAACTTTCAGCGCGGCGTACGCTGGTCGGTCAGGGCCTCCGACTGGCAGATGTGGCACTGGAGCCCCACATCCCCGAATTGGCGCCCGGAGCTGACTCCGGGACTTTGACACTCGCGGGGGTCAACAACTGGCTGTTGAGAAGGCTTTTTGGTTAAAAAGTGCAGCCGTCAAAGCACACGCGAGCCGCTCTCGTCAGAGAACACGGTTCCCGCACCCAAGGAGCCGCCATAGGTGCGGGGGGTCTAGGAGAGACCCAAAAGACTGCAACCTGTCGTACCTGCCACCCTACCCCTGAAAAGGCGGCGGAAAGCTGCAGTCTTTTGAGCCCCAGTGGCGAGGCGTCGCGACCCACTGCCGTCTAGCCGCGACGCCCCTGCACACACGGCCTGTTGGGCCGTTTGGGGTCACCTGAAAGGTGACGAGTGAATAGTAGCAAAGGGGGCGAGGAAAGTCAATACCTGTATAGGCGTCGTATACATTATGGCTACTTTTACGGCTGCTTGCACTAGTGGAGACAAGGTGTAGACCTTTTGAAAAATTGGGTTTGCTTTATGGCTGTGCAGTAAGCACCCCCGCGTGGTGTGAGGCCCGGTCCCTACCCCCACCCCCCGCCTAGGGGTGCAGGGGTCTCTACCTATTGTTGCAAGGGGTTCGATCCCCTTGGTGTTCTCTGACTAGGTACGGAATCGCCCTGCCGAACTCATTCGAACCGCTCTGCTCTATAACAATTTGGAGATTTTTGGCCTGTATTGCGCCTATGCCTCACGGCCGCCTTGTGTGGATATTTTGGCGGTCGCAGAGTGACGCAAGAAAACCACGGGTGAGCTACGCCCGCAGACTCGGACGCCCTTGCGTGGATTAAAGGGGCGCCGCAGAGGGGTGTAGCTAGATGAGCGTTAAGAGAAACGACCACTCAACCAATTTACTTAATAAGGAGTCATCATGACTGAAAACACCCTGAATACCGCAAAAACCACGGCCACGGAAACCGCGAAAACCGTCAAAGCCGCAGTGTCGCATACTTTCGCAGTACCGCGTAAATACGCGGAATACTGTGAAACCCGCGCCGAGACTCAGACGGTTGAGCTGTTCAAGCCGAGCAAAAACGCAGTCCGCATCAATTCCGATGACTGCGCAGGCGACCGCCGCGCCTATCGCACGGTAATCGCCGAAAAGCTCGACGGTCTCTGCGTAACGCGTCACACCTACACGTGGGCGCTGTCGAGAGTTTTGTACGGCGTAGTTACTGACGCCTATAAAACTAGAGCGCCGTGGAAAGTAACGGAAATCCTGTGCGCCATGCAGGAAAAGCACTTTTCTCGCATGGAAATCGAAAGGTTTTGCACCTACTTCGAGCTCGCGGGGTTTGATGTCCAGAAACCGCGCGGCGCAGATGGTATCCCCGTCTGTAACGCGATTAGGGATGCGGCACAGCAAGCCGCCGTATTCGAAAAAATGCGAAAGGTAAACGCCTTTGATCTTAAGATCAGGGGCGGAGACCCCGAACGAACTCGCGCTAAGGCCGCCGCCTCTGGTGACGCGGCCAAGCGGATCCGCGACGGTTTGAACCGCGCGGCCGCCTCCGCAAAAAAGAACAGCGAAGCGTCTAAGGATCCCGAAGACAAAAAACTGTTCGACCGTGAGCGCGCCCTTGCGCTCGCAACAAAAGAAATTCTCTCGTTTGTCTCGTACTGCGAGGATCCCCGCGCGGTCCTCGTTGAGTTCAAAGCATGGTTTGAATCGAACCACGCGAAGGAGCTCAAGGCCAAAAACGAGGATGAGGCAGAAAAGCTGATTCAGGCCGGCAAGGCCTAACCCCTAGATCCCCCGACCGGGCAGCCCCCGGTCGGGGGATCTTTTTGGGCCCGAAGGGCCTATCATCAGGCCGATAACAACGCACGCCGCGCCGCCGCAAGGTCGCGCGGTTTTTGTACCCGTAATTGTAATCACCCAGTGCACGTAATGGTGGAGTCCCTCAAGGGCTTGGCCATTGCGCCACGGCGGCGCCGTGGCATGGTGTCCATGGGTGATGGCGACTCTAGGCCACTTCGTGGCCTAGGCGCACCGCTTCTGGAGCCCGCACGGGCGAAAATTGCCAGCGAGACCGTCGACTAGACAAGAAATCGCTTGTCTAGCCAATCGCTACAGTTTTGTCTAGGGGCCAAATCGCCTCGAAACCCCTGTGCCACAGGGCTTCTATTCATTCTCTTCTTTCTTACTAGACAACTAGACAAGAAAATTAAAAGAGGGTACGTACGCGAGGGCCTCAACGCCCCTCAACCTCGGGGCGTTAGACAGGGGTACAGCCACGCAAAACCACGACCCCCTCGAAAAATTCTTGTCTAGTTGTCTAGCAAAACCGCTCTCGCCTACTCCCACAGGGGTTTAGGCGCTAGACAAGTCCTAGACAAGTCTCGATTTTTTGTCTAGCCGCAGGCAATTCCTGTCTAGCAGCGCCGAATGTAACAAATCGTGATGCCCTATACAGCTTCACACTTTCGACCCCAAAAACTTTAGACCTGTTTTTTGAAAAACTTGTCTTTTTGTCTAGTCGCGCGTCTAGTCCCTACTGCCACAGGCGTTTCGGGTTAGACAAAACTCTAGCGAGCGGCTAGACGCGCTAAAAACTTGTCTAGTTACGGGTTTGTACCTAGGAGGTACCGTGAAAAAAGACTACTCGCTGGAAATCATCGTCCAACCGGGCACGGACGCTCGCTACATCTATAGGGGCGGCATTCTTGTCGCCTTCGCCGCTCCTGCCGGCGTCTCTGCGTACCGTGCGGTCGCAGGGGTGTGGTACACCAACGGCGAACTAAAAGAGGAATCATTCGATAGCCTCGAAGATGCCCTCGAATGGGCGATAGCAATGTGTCAGGCGGTGTGGCTTATCGCCGCCTGACCGCTAGACCGATCATCGGGCGGCATTCCGCCCAAGGAGGCCACGTGTATCAGCTAATAGACACCCGCGAGCAGGCGTCTCTAGACACCGCTTCGCGTGGTCAATTCTCAAAAGCACTCCGCCGTGCAGTGGTGCAGGCGCCCGACGCCCGCAGCGTTACGGTGGAGTTTTATGTAAAAGAAGCGGAGTTCGACGCCCCGAAGGCGCGAATTGTCCGCACCTATTCACGCAATCAGATAAAGGAGATTCTCTAATGGCTATTGAACCGCTCTGTCCCGTCGAGGAAGTACCCGTATTGGAAAGGTACGAACGCCGCATCTTGACTGTTCAGGATCAAAGCAACGCGTTCGTCGTGATGTATTACGGTAAGGAGATCCGCCTGCGTGCGGTGCACCGTTGGGAGAAAGGCAACCGCGCTAACGTAACTGTGACGTTCGACCGTGCCGTGGCGAGAGAGCTCGCTCGCGAACTTTGGAAAGCCGCGGGGCAATGCGACGTATTCGCCGAAACTGAGAACTTCTGCCGACACGCTGAAGGCATGACCTCCTTGGATGAGGAGACCGCCGACGCGGATGACGCCCTGTTCCCCTTCTCGACAATCGACCGAGCGTACTACGAAAGCTTCAACCCGCCGCGCGCCCAAGTGGTTGAGGCGCCCAGTCCCAAGAAGAGAACGACCAAAAGGAGTACCAGAAAATGATATTGACATTCCTTGCATGGGGCTACATCGTCGCGTGGCTGGGCATTGTCCTAGCCACGGGCGAGTGTGCCTTTGAGGCGCGTTGCGCCTATCGCGACCACGGCGCGAAGTCCGTGGAGTTTATCAACATGGTTTTAGGCACGCTGGGGTGTGGCGCTCTCGTCGTCCTCAACGTGCCGCTCGTGTCCACCCTATTGGGCACTATGGTTTTCTACTAGAAGACCGATCATCGACCTATCACACGTATACACTTCGTATACACTTAGGTCACTACATACTGAATCATTTATAGGAGCTGAACCGTGAAGTTCAAGAACATCAAAGCATCCGTCCTCGCTCAGTTTGCCGTCAAGGACGGCCACAAGTTCGTGCCGTTCATCATCGGGGCACCGGGCGGTGGAAAGTCCGCCTGCGCACGCGAAATTGCGCAGGCTCTGGCAGACCTGCATGGCATTCCTCAGGAGCGAATCATCGAATTCAACCCGTCGCTCCGCGAGCCGACGGACATTCTCGGGCTCCCGCGTATGGATGGCGAGTGCAGCCGCTGGCTCCCGCCCGAGGAGCTGTACAAGATCCGAAAGGGTCAAGGGGCGTCGATCCTCATCGTCGAGGAGCTGTCCGACGCGAGCATGGACATGCAGAACCCGCTCTGCCGTGTCATCCTCGATCGCTACGCGGGGCAGATGGCCCTGAGTGAGGAGCTCTACATCGTCGCCACGGGCAATAGAACTGAAGACCGAAGCGGTGCAAACCGCCTTTCGACCAAGCTCGCCAACCGCATGGCGATCATCAACTACGAGGAGAACCTCGACGACTGGCTCGAATGGGCCGCGGAGCACGACGTGCCCGCAGTCCTGAGGATGTTCCTCAAGTGGAGGCCCGCCCTCCTCTCCGACTTCGACGCGACGCGAACGTTCAACCCCACGCCCCGCGCGTGGGAGTCTGTCGGACGTATCCCCTTCGACCTGCCGCAGGACGACTTTTTCGAAATGGTGCAGGGGTTGGTCGGCCCCGGGGCGGCCGCAGAGTACTGCGGATTCATCAAGATCTGCAACGGCCTGCCCGACCTCGAAGAGATTGCCAAGCACCCCGACAAGGCCGAGGTGCCGACCGAGCCCGACGTGCTGTACGCCGTCGCGGCCAAGATCATCAGTGGCATCACGGCCAAGAACTTCCCCAAGGCATACAAGTACATCAGCCGTATGCCGCCGGAGTTCCAAGTGAAAGTCTTCTACGAAGCCGCCCGCACGAAGGACGGCAAGGCCATCACGCGAACGAAGGAGTTCGTTGACTTTGCCATGAAGAACTCGGCGCTTCTCAGTGCCGCCGCATAAGGAGACAAGCGTGGAAAACGGAATGTTCATTCCCCCCATCCATTGGGACGACGAGACGTTCCTGCGTATGGTCGAGCCCTATCTGACCACCGACTTGGAACGTCACTTGTTCGCGCGCCTCAGCCGCTCCGCGGCCTACGACGCGGTGTACGAGGAAGGCGAGTACGACACCTACCCCCACGAGGATCTCGTGAGCACGCTCAAGGAGCGTGACGACCGCATCGGCGAACTCCAAGCCGAGGTCGAGCGCCTCGGTGAGGACTACGCACGCGAGTACGTGAAGAACGAAGAGCTCGAGTACGAAGTCCAGTCGCTTAACGACAAGATCGACGAACTCAACGACACAATCGCCGATAAGGAGGCCGATAACGATTCCCTTGACCGTGAACTAACGGCTGTGAAGAACAAACTCGCCAAGTACGAGTAGGACCGATCATCACACCTATCATCGGGGCGACCACGTGGTCGCCCCTTCGCTTAATTACTAACTCATACAGAGGCATCTATGCTTAATATTCCTACCCTTCGCGAAAAGGCAATTACCGTCCGCGTTCGCCGCTCCATGTACACGCCGACGAAGTACGACAAGGCGGCAACGGCGGCGGCAGAAGCCGCACTGGGCACCGCCAAGACCGGGCGCTACACCAAGAAGCTCCTGCGCGCTTGCAAGGAGCTCCGCGATTGCCAACACGCCTTCCAAAACGTGTACAACTACGCGGTTCAGAACACTCTCCCGTGGATGGACGAAGGCGTCCGCGTTCTCCCGAACGACAACTACATCGAGTTCGCTGCAGAGATTGGGCGGCTCCGCAACGTCGCCATGCAGAAGGTGCAGGCGCTTGCCATGGTGTGGGACACCGCCGTCATGGCAGACAAGGGGTTCCTCGGCGGCATGTGGGATCCCCACGACTACCCGACCAAGAGCGAGATGGTAAACAAGTGGGATATCCGCATCATGTTCTCGCCCGTTGCGACGAGCGAGGACTTCCGCATTGATATGGACGAGTCCGATAAGGCCCTGCTCGATCAGGCCATCAAGGACGTGGAAGAGCAGGCGACCGACTACCTGCTCAAGCAGATTCTCGAGCCCGTGGCGGCCATGAGCGCCAAGCTCGCCGTGCCTATCGGCGAAGAAGGTGCCGTGTTCAGAGACACGCTCGTGGGCAACCTGCGCGATGTGTGCAAGCGTGCCAAGAAGCTCAACATCAACAACGACGAACGCGTGGACGAAGTTGTGGACGAGATTGAGCATGCTCTTGTGAGCATCACCCCTCAGACTCTGCGTGAGTCTGACTACGTGCGCGCCACGACTGCCAAGCGCATGGACGAGATCTCTAAGAAGCTCAACCAGTGGTTCTAAGGAGTGGCGGTATGAGGAAATTGAAAGACCTGATCGACACGGTTACGGAGCGCGGATACTACGTCAGTGAGGCGTATCGCCTGCAGAAGGATGTGGACTCCTTGTCCCGTCGCGTGCGGGACTACTACGGGGTGCCCGTTGGCACCTACATGGGAACGCCGATGCTCTTCGCGATGCTCCGCTCGGAGCCCATGATGCGGCGCAGGGTTGCAAAGTGCGGGATGTACCTCCAATCGCCGGCTGAGATCGAGGAGCAACAGCGCATCAGCGCCCTTGTCTCTCTGCTCAGCGACACGCTTCGCCGCGTGTGCGAAGAAGAACCCGACGTGCGCTACGACATCATCGAGCGGGTGCAGTCGCCCATCAAGCGCGAGCTAAGGGGGCCGATCTTCAGCGCCATGGGAGATCGCGCCACGAAGGAATCCCTCCTCAACATCATCCGCATGGCGGCAAAGAAGCTCAGCAAGCAGGAACTCAAAGAAGTCCTTGCGACCGAGCTTGTTAGAAAAATCATGGAGGACTAAATGGGAAAACGGTTTACGCCCAAGCGCATTACGTCTGGCGAGAAGCGGCGACAAGAAGGCTGGGAAGGTTTTTCCTTTGCCCAGTCGGAGAAAGTCAGGAAGCTCGTCGTAGAAGCGCGCAAATGGCTCGCTCCCGATGTCGGCAGGAGCTCAAAAGGCTGGTACTTCATTATGGCCATGATGCGCCTTGGGCAGGGGTTCCGATACCTGTGGCCGCGTGACAAGGACACGAAGTGGGCAGGACTAACTTACGATGAAGCGGAGCGCGCCGCGGCGTATGCAGCCGTTTTCGGCGACACGCTCGACCTGCTCATTTTTGAGCGTAAGGCCGTCAAGATCGCTGTCATCAAGAACAGCGTGCGATGGCTCAACAAAGACCAGCGGAACCGCTGGGATCGAATGCTTGCAGAGGCGTACTCGTCGGCCGAGTACGCCAAGATCTACGCAGAGAAAGCCCTGATGTCAATGTCGCAGAAAGAGATTGAGGAACTCGTTGCGACGGTCATCACAAAGAAAGTACTCGGAATAGAGGAATAACCATGAAGCCTAACGATAAATTGAAGAGCGCGCTCGTTGCGCTCATGCTAAGGTGCCCGTTCTTCGGGAGCATCGCAATGAAACGCCCCATCGTGCTCGACGACGATGTGGCGACAGCCTGTGTCGCGATGGATGGCACCATCCGCGTGGCACCTGCTTTCGTCGAGAAGCTCGATCGGGAACAGCTCGTTTTCCTCATCGCTCATGAGGCCATGCACGTCGCCTATGCGCATCTGCCGCGGCTGATGGGGCGCGACCCTCAGGTGTGGAACGTCGCAACGGACGCTGTCATCAACGACATGCTCAAGCGCGAGCACGTGGGGCGCCCCATTGATGGAGGCGTGGACATGCCGGGGTCAGCAGACCGATCCGCTGACGACATCTACAACGAGCTGATGAAGAACACAAAGCAGGACCCGCAAAGTGCCGCCAGTGGCGGTGGTACCGACGGCTCGTCGGTACCAGTGCAGGACCTTCGCCCGGAGGACCTATCAAAAGACCTATCAGAGGGCGAAGTGAAGCGACGCGTTTCCGTCGGCAAGATGGAGATCGCCGCTGCGGCCCAAAGCGCTCGAATGCAGGGCAAGCTGTCCGGTTCTCTGGCTCGCACACTAGAGAACTATCTTGAGTCCACTGTGCCGTGGTATCAGGTGCTAGAGCGATTTATGGTCAGTAAAGCTGAACAGCACCACACGTGGACTCGTCCCAACAAGCGGTTCCTACAGACTGCCTACCTGCCTCGTCGTGAGCGTCTCCCCTCCATGGGCAGGCTTGTCATCGGCGTCGACGTGTCAGGCTCAATCTCCGATCATGAGGTCGAAAGCTTCCTCGGCCACATCAACGCCATCATTGAGCAGTGCAACCCGCGCGAGGTTGTCGTGCTCTACACGACTTCAGTCGTGGAGCGTGAGGACACTTTTAGGCGTGAGGACTACCCCGTCAAGGCTAGCAAGCAACGATGGTACGGCGGTACCGATATGGGAGCCGTCACGAGATGGATCGACCGCAGCGGCGAGGACACGGATTTAGCTGTCATTTTCACTGATGGATACACGCCTAAGCCGGAGAAAGTGCCCTGCGACATCGTGTGGGCGGTGACTACCGACTGCGAGATGAGCGGATTTCCCGGAACCATCCTGAGGGTCACAGATGAATGAGATCCAATGGTGCATCGTCGAGAACGATTCCGGGCGGCGCGTCTACCAGATGCGCATTCCCGAAAAGTACGCGTTCGTAATCTCCGGGATCATTGACTACGATCCTGCGCGGCCACGGTTCAAGGCCGTAGCCAAATTCCCCGACATCCATGTCGAGTGGTACGACACATTGGAGGATGCCAAGGACTTCCTCGTTGCGGAGTACGCTCGTTGGGTACTTTCCAAATAACAAAGGGGCGAAAGCCCCTTACCACCAAGTGATTTAATTATGAAAAAAGACGAATTTTCCTCGTTCAGCCTGCGCATTTCTTCCGAGGCGATCTGCGACAAGCCGTCCGTCTACGAAGACGGCTCGATCCACTCTAGAGCGCTTTTCGTACCTCACGATAAAGACAAGGTTTCAGATATTCTTGACTACATCGAAGACTACAGTAATCTGGTCTTCGCTCGCCCAGACGAGCATTTCCCCTGCTCCACCGGCTTCGCTTTCTGCCACTATGGCAAGGTTGCGGCGAAGGTGACCAAGCCGTTGGGGCTGCGCCGTTCGCTTGAGGTCGTGAGTTGGCCGACTCTGGCCAGACTGAACGCCGAGTGTAAAAAAGAATGCGGGTTCGCGTTGAAGCATCTGCGCGCAGGCATAGGGGAAGCAGGCGCGGTACTCAGAGCACGCGCGCTCAAGGGATGCTTCGAAAAGGCGAAGGAAATTCCGAGGCTCGTCGCGTGGAAGGCTGTGCCGTGCAAGCTGCAGCCCCCAACTTCGATCGTTTTCCCTAAGGACGCAGACGGCTGCATGTGCATCTGGCTCGACGCACTTAAAGATGCTGCGCAGAACGCCGGCCAAGAAGTGCGTTACTCTGCGTCGTTGAATATCCGTGATGGAATAGCCGTCATCCCTCTCTACGACAAGCTTTTTAGTAAACACGGATTTATGCGGATGTCCTACAACACTATAACGGGGAGATATGACGGATCAAGGTATTACTACAGCTCATCGCCTTTCATCGGAGTTCGCCTTGCGAACTCCGACAAGCCTAGGTTCGAGGTCTTTTACTACAGCGAAGGCAAGGCGGTTCTGTTGGCAACTACCACTATTTTGTCGCGCGTATTTGAAATCGCTACGCGAGAAGCTTCCAAGGCTTTATTGGGTGTCGGCAACTCGTGCTTCCAACGCGACATAGCCGACACACGCGTTTATAAGATGCTCTTGGCCCCGGTAACTCGCGAGGAAGCCATCAAGAAGTGCGACGAAGTGATCGAACACTACACGCGCGAATTCAAAGATGCGGCGAAGGTTTATCTTGAGCGCGAACGACCCGCGCAGTGCAGCACCCCAGACGCAGCCCCGCCCAATGTCTTCGCGCTGCTCCATAAATTGTTGAAGATTGATGAATAAGGAGAAACCCTATGAGAAACAACACCCGCCGACGTGTCCTGAAGAACACGATCTCCCCTGCCCTTGTCCACCGCGCACTCCGTGAGATGGAGCGCCGCTTGGTGCGAGTCGAGACTCGACTTGTGCGCCTCGCCCATGGGATGAAGGTTAGGGTTAAATAATAATCTATGTATAAACGCGTATAGACGTTGTGTGCAGCTTGCGCTAGAATCAGCGTCTATACAGAAACAAATCCGACGAATATAAAATGCTCACCATCGACTTTGAAACCTATTGGGACAAGGACTTCAGCCTGTCGAAAGTGACGACTGAAAGCTACATCCGAGACCCTCAGTTCGAGGTTATCGGAGTGTCCATCAAGAAGGACGACGGCCCCATCGAATGGGTGTCCGGCGACGATCAAACCATCAAGCAAGCCCTGCTCGAACGTGGCGCACAGAACGATGTGTGCGTAGCCCACAATGCGGCCTTCGACATGGCAATCATGAACTGGCGATACGGCATCCGCCCCCGTGTCATCGTTGACACGCTTAGCATGTCGAGACCTATCACCGGGCTGTCTGTGGGCGGCAGTCTGCGTGCGCTAGGTGAGTACTTCGGCATCGGCGAGAAAGGCACAGAGGTGTACAACACCCAAGGCAAGCACCGCAAGGACTTCACGCCCGAGGAGCTTGAGCGCTACGGGCGCTATTGCCAACAGGACGTGAACCTCACGTATCAGCTCCTGCAGAAGCTTCTCCCGTTGTCCACTGCACAAGAAATGTATCTGATCGACCTCACGATCAGGATGTTCACCGAACCCGTCCTCCAGCTCAACTCCGAGCTGTTGGAAACCCACTTGGAAAAGGTCAAGGCGGACAAGCAGGCGCTGCTCGACAGCGTTGCGCATGGCGACCGCTCGGCCTTCATGAGCAATGACAAATTTGCAGAACTCCTACGGGCGGAAGGGGTGGAGCCGCCGACAAAAGTCTCGGAAAAGACAGGCAAGACGGCGTACGCGTTCGCCAAGACAGACGCCGGTTTCCAAGCACTTCTCGACCATCCTAATGAACGCGTACAGGCGCTTGCTTCGGCGCGTCTGGGGTTGAAGTCCACGCTCGAAGAAACACGCACACAAGCATTCCTAGACATTGCCCGCCGCGGCCCGATGCCCGTGATGCTTAACTACTACGGTGCGGCGAACACGGGGCGCATGTCCGGCGGGGACGGCACGAACCCGCAGAATCTGCCCCGTGGCGGGGCTCTGCGTGAGGCTATCTGCCCGCCTGAGGGGTACACCCTCGTAGCCTGCGACTCTTCGCAGATTGAAGCGCGCACGCTTGCGTGGTTTGCCGGACAGAACGACCTCGTCGAGGCATTCGCCAATGGCGAGGACATCTATTCCAAGTTCGCCTCGAGCGTGTACGGCAAGCCGATCAACAAGCACGAGCACCCCGAAGAGCGCCACGTGGGCAAGACGTGCTTAGCCGCTGACACGGAAGTGCTTACCAACCACGGTTGGAAACGCATCGTGGACGTTACGACTGACGATCTTTTATGGGACGGAGAAGACTGGGTAAGCCACAACGGGGTTCTCGAGCAAGGAACAAAGAGTACGCTGAGTTTCTGTGGCGTTACGGCTACCCCTGACCACCTTTGCTGGACAGGGACCAAGTTCGAGCCTTGGAATGCCCTCATTGGTTCACCCCTTTTCCAGTCGGCACTTCGTTCGGCCACCGTGCCTTGCTCATACTTGTACGATGTGCCCGACGTAGTGCATTACAGGATCAAGCGCGCAGTAGTAGCTGTCTACGACATAGCGGATGCGGGGCCGCGGAATAGGTTTACTATCCGCACGGCTCTGGGGCCAATGATCGTGCACAACTGCATTCTCGGTCTCGGCTATGGTACAGGGGCGGCGAAGCTTCAGCACGCATTGGCGAACGGTTTCATCAAGGTGAACCTTCCCGCGGCTGAATGCGAGCGTATTGTCAAGCTCTACCGCTCTCAGTACGACACGATTCCCCGCCTGTGGAAGGACTGCCAGAACGCAATCACCAACATGTTCAACGGCTACGACTCTACTGTCGGCGTGGCAATCAGGCTACCCGTGTCAGGGGCGGATCACACGATTTTGCTCCCTAACGGGATGAAGCTTCGTTACCCCGACCTCAAGTGCGAGACAAACGACCGTGGGTTCCCTGAGTACTCCTACCAGAAGAAGCGCTTTCGTGCGCGCCTGTATGGAGGTGCTTTGACCGAGAACCTCATTCAGAGCCTCGCTCGAATCATCGTGGCTTACCAGATGTGCAAGATCAAGCAGGAGCTGGACAAGACCTGCAAGGCGAAGGCCGATGGCAAGATCAGGCGTGTCGTCCACATGGTGCACGACGAAGTCATCGTGGTGGTGCCGGACGAAGAGGCGCAAGAAGTGAAGCATATGATGGAAACGATCATGTCAACCCCGCCAAAGTGGGCTCCGACGTTGCCGGTGTCCTGCGAAGCGGGCCTCGGGAAAACCTACGGGGAGGCGAAGTAGCGCCGATTTATGAGTAGTTGTATAGCCTTGTTTTGATCTATACTGAGAGCGTTCCCTGACGCTCTAAGGTATTTCTCATGAAACAGCTTGTATACGACTACCAACGTTTGCGCGAAGCCATTGTGCTTGTGCTCGATCCTCGGTACGGCCCGAGTCGTGAACAGCGTGTACGTGAGGCGATTGCGAAACTCCCTCACAACCGCCAGTTCTTCTGGAAGGCTATTGAGCCGCTCAACGAAATCGTTGCGGTTGCTCGCCAGTCTCCCACCAAGGCTCAGGACATATTGGACATGGCATCGCGCAAGCGCGGGCAGCTTCAGGTGCAGCGTGAAAAAGCCACGCCGCTCGATACGAAGCGCCGTGCGCACCTTCGCGAAAACACCCGAAACTATCGTGCTCGCCTCGACAACGCGTTGAAGACGGAGGAGCTCCGCCGACAGCGTCGTTTGACCCGCGAGGAAGCCACGGCTTTTCTCGACGAAAAGAAGAAGCTGTGGAAGATGCGTGTAGAGCAGTTCCTGCAGGATCATCCTGAGATGAAGCCTGCTCAAGCACGCTCGGTCTGCACTGCGCAGATCAACAAGGAGGTGCAGGAGCGCTATGAGCGTGCCGTCGCAAGCGGCGCAATCAAACGACCCAGCACCACGTCCCGAGACGGCCTGTCGAGAGACAAGATCCGCAACTTGGAACGCAAGTTTAACAACCGTTGAGGGGCTTAGTCCCCTCTAGGGGACTATATGAAAATACCCGCATGGACTGCGTCATCAATTGACGCATTCACTTCGTGCCCGCATAAGTATTACCGCTTGCGCGTGGCACGAGACATCAAGGATCTGCCCATGAGTGAGGAGTCGCTTTATGGGCAGAAGATCCACAAGCTCTTTGAGAACGCGGTGAACTGGGGTGACCCGTTGCCGAAGGACTACAAGAGCTACGAACCCTTGGTCGAGAAGATCAAGGCAATGCCCGGCGAAAAGCTCCCTGAATTCCGTTTCTCCATCACGGAAGATTTCCAACCGTGCGCTTGGAAAGACGCATGGTCCCGAGGAGCCGCCGACCTTGTCGTGAAGAACGGCAAGCAGGCCATCATCATCGACTACAAGACTGGCAAGCGTAAACCGTCCGAACAGCTGGCGCTCTATGCGGGCTTCGCCTTCGCCTACTGGCCGGAGCTCGAGGTCGTCCACACGGCGTACGTCTGGCTTAAGGATCGAAAGATCGACCGCGTGTCATACAAGGCTGAAGAAAAGCACAAGATCTGGGAGACGTGGGTTCCCCTCGTCCATAGGTTGTATCTCGCCTATGAAAAGGACCAGTGGATGAAGCGCCCGTCCGGCCTTTGCCGCAAGTGGTGCCCCGTCAAGGATTGTGATTTCTGTGGAGTGTAATGATGGAATACGAAATTGAGGAAGGTGAAGGTGAGCAGTTCAACCCCGGACTCGAGGCTGTCTGCGTAATGGTGGAAAGCGGCGTTTTGTCGCCAAGCGATGGCGTCCGCCGCGCCTACGAGCTGGGGGTTGAAACGGTCTTCAACGCTCTCACCGAAATTATCGAAGACGAAGCGGTGGATCAATACGTCGCCGAGGAAGAAGAATGAAAATCAAGATTAAGAAACTCAACCCTAATGCGAAGATGCCGACGCAAGGAACGGCAGGAGCGGCAGGCTTCGACCTGTACGCCGCTGAAGAGTTCGACGTGACGATCTTCGAAGAGCAGACGGTTCGCATTCAGACGGGCCTCGCCTTTGAAATCCCCGAAGGATACGTTGGCGTGGTGTACAGCCGCTCCAGCACCGCACTCAAGGGGCTCATCATCACCCCGTTGCTCGTGGATGCTGACTACAGAGGCCCGGTCTATGTCACGGTGAAGAACGCCTCGGGCAGGCCGTACGTCTTGCGAAATGGCGACCGCATCGCTCAGATGCGCATCGAGGAACTCGTCCCGACAGAGTTCGAGTGGGCTGACGAGCTGAGCGAGACCGAGCGCGGCGCGGGTGGCTACGGCAGTACTGGACGCTGAGGAGTAAAAGCATGAGATTCAGACTCAAAGACCGCGAGCTTCAGAAAAAGCTCGACGAGATCAGCAAAGGCGACTTGTCAGATGCTCTCGAAGTTTGCTCAGCTGCGGTTGCGTCCGCCCTCAAAAGAGGAAAGCCACCAACCATATGGTTCGGTGTTCAACCCCAGCTCTCGCTAGAGATAACGTCCGACATGCTAGAAGCGGTCAAGGAGTACGACCCGCGTGCTTGGAACGACTACTCAAAGGTGAACCCGCCGGAGGGTGTGCTCATGCGTGTGGAGTGTCACGATGGTAGTAAGGCATGCGCTCAATTACGTTTTTTTGAGCGTGAGGGCTTTTGTAGGCCTGAGGGCCTATGGTGCGATATCGACGGAACGCCTTGGCCGATTGCAGATAGCGACGTCGTCGTGCGCTTCCGCCCGTGGGATGAGGATGACGAAGCATGACGCAATGGAAATACTTCCCGGACACGACGCCGCCGCGCGGCTTGCCGCTCAGGCTCGAAGTCAAAGAAAAGGATCAAAACACTGGCACACCGGAACCGTACTACGGCAAGACGCTTTTTCAGGGGTTTGCGGTTTTCGACGGGCACGACTTCATCCCGTTCGGCTCGTTCCACCGGCTGCCTATTTTTTGGGACGGCCGGCTAAACGCCTTTGGGCATAAGGATGTGACCGCTAGATACGCCCTGTGGGAGGACGAGGAATGAAGAACGAAAAAGCGCATCAACGCCGTGCACTCTTCGCGATGGAAGCCATAGCTGTATGCGCAACGTCGTGTCGAAAGGAATGGAAAGGTCAAACTCCTCCGACCATGGAGGAAGTCGACTCGGTTATCCGCGACCTGTCCTATTTCGTTGGAGCGCTGAAGGACTATCGCTCGATCCGCATCCAGATGATGAAGGAGAAAGAGGAATGACGCCTGAAGGCAAGGTCAAAGCGCAAGTGAAGGCCCTGCTCAAGGCGCGCAAGGTGTGGTGCTACATGCCCGTCCAAAACGGCATGGGGGTTGTGGGAATCCCAGACCTCATTGCATGTGCACCTGTGGAAATCACTCAGGAGATGGTCGGGCAAAAGCTCGGCGTCCTCATGGGAATCGAGACAAAAGCTCCCGGCAAGGCAAAGAACACCACGCCCAACCAGAAGCGCCACTTGGAGAATATCCACGCCGCTGGTGGTGTGGCGGTCGTAGCCGCCGACAGCCAAGTCGTCGAAGACGCACTTAATAGGTTGCAACAGTATGGATACTGTATGTATTTCGTCCCGTAACATGTTCCCCACCGAAGAACAGTGCGCGCAGTACATGGCGCAGATTGCGGATACAGGCGACACAATCCTGCAGACGTGGCGTCTGAGTAAGGATCCCTACCAACACGTAAGCAGACTTCTTGCACAGTGCGAACAGAGTGCGGAGTGGTGCCTCGATCGCGCGACCATTCTAGACATCGGGTGCGGCACGGGCGAGTTTATCTGGCACGTCCGCAACTTGACGGCAGGCCGCGCAGCGGTGGAGGGGATCAATTACTATCAATGTCAGGCGAGCATCGGTGGGGACGCTGTTCCCATCGTCGTCGGTGACATCACCAAGATGGAGCTTCCTCCCTACCGATACGACATTGTGTTCTGCAACTACACCATGGGTTACTTCGACCCCGTACAGGTGCAGGACATCATGCGAGAGATCTACACGGCACTGAAGCCCGGAGGCAAGCTCTTCATGTGGGATGTCACGCCGGCTTCGCTTGCGTGCAGGTCGCTTTTCGGGTACCGCTTGTATGACGCATGTGAATACAGGAGCATGTGCACGCCGTTTATGGCCTCGAACAGTGCCAAGGCGTTCACCAACTGGATTTGCCCGTCCGATGTCTACTGCATGGCGGACAACATTCAGAAGGTGGCGTCTGAGCAACAGTTGGAGCTTTTCCGAAAGTTCAGCCGACCCGTACTGTACAGGTTTACAAAGGAGGACTAATAGATGGACAACATTGACAGGGCGCAGCAAGAGCTCGAAGCGTATGCCACTCTTGTGAAACCGCCCGATGCCAACAAGAAGGAAGCGAAGCCCACAGGCTTCTGTCTCTACTGCGGCGAGCGCATTTCGAAGGGCCAGCGATGGTGCGACGCGGAGTGCCACGCCGACTGGGAAGCTGAGCAGCGCGTAAGGCGTCGTCAGTACAGGCGATAATTTATAAGGAGGTATAATGCCACAATCACCAGAGCGCAAAGCGGAATACGACGCTTGGTATAACGCTAAGCCTGAGCAAAAGAAAAAGCGAGCGATGCGCAACGCCGCACGCCGTGAGCTTGAGCGAGAAGGCCTAGTCCACAAGGGAGACGGTAAAGACGTCGACCACAAAACGCCCCTCAAACGAGGGGGTTCCAACGTTCGGTCCAACCTTCGTGTTGTGAGCGAGAAAGCAAATCGAGGTTGGCGACGAGGCAAGTCCTCGTACAACCCGTAGGAGCGCAC